AACCAGACGAGGATGGGGAATCACATCCTCGCGGATTTATTCACTTTCCAAAGACGGCAGAGTTTGGCCCGTCAGCCGGTGGAGAGGCTACGGGATTCTTTGAGATGTTACTCGCAGAGGATTCGGTAATTCGACGCAGCTCCAAAACAGGCGAGTTTGTTCGCTTTTTCGAATGCCAAAGAGGGCAAAGAAACGAGGCTCTGGACTGCATGGTTTACGCAATGGCAGCAGAGCGGCGGATGTCGCCTAGATACGAGGAAATTTCTCGAAATATGCTCAAATAGTGCGGTAATTTCGGCAAATTTGCCTATATCTTCATAGGTGTTACCGTTTAGGCATGGCAATCGAGATATACTCAAAACCGCCGAAAAGCCTAATCGCCGGAGATGTTTACCAATGGAGGGACACTCCAGAAAGCATCGACGACGTAAGCGCGTATTCTGTTATTTTCAGATCGGTAAATGACGGCGATATATCTTTTACAGTCACAGGAACTGACGATTCTAGCCATTTCAGTTTTGAAATAGAGGGCGCAGATACCGCTTCCCTGGCAGCAGACGAGTTTGCTATCACCAAAATCATCACCTACACTTGGGGCAGGGAGAGCGAGGAAAGTGGTTTTCTGACTTTGCTACCAAATCCAACGGCAGCACCGTCAGAGTCATTCAATTCAAGAATGGTCGGATTGCTTGAATCTCACATTGAGGGGCGATTGCCAGAGGGATTAGAAAGCCACACAATCGGAGGAGTCCCAATTTCAAAAATTTCTCTATTGGACGCGCAACAGCTACTTTCAGAATACAGAGGCAGACTAGCCTACGAGATAAAAGAAGATTTGCAGCGGCGCAATCCAGACGAGCCTACCGGCAATACAATCCACATCCATTTCTAAGAGATGCCTTCCAAAATAAAAGCAGCATGGGACGCCCTGCGCGGCAAGTCTGAAATTGTAAAGCCAAAAAATAGATTTTTCGAGGGGGCATCTGTCAGTCGTTTTACTAGCGATTGGGTCACGCGAAACGCGTCTCTCGATTCGCTTATGGAAAACAGCCTGGTAAAACTTCGCTCCAGGTCGAAGCAACTTTGCCAAAACGACGGATACGCAGCCAACGCAGCAACTCAGGCGGTGCAGAATGTGGTCGGTCACAGTGGTTTTCGCTTGAAGGTCCGGGCCAAAAACAAACGAGGCGGAATCGACAAAGCAGCGAGCAAGGCGGTAGAGGATGCTTGGAAGAAATTTTGCAAGCGGCAAAACTACACCGTGACAGGCGATGTCACAGAGCATGAGTTTGACTGTATCTTCATGCGCTCGGTATTTGTCACGGGCGGCGGATTGGCAAGAATGGTGAAGGGCTACAATCGCAATCCGTTCAGATTTGCGATGCAGGGAATCGCGATGGAGCGACTCGACCCGGAGCTGTATGACAAAGAACGGCGAATCTTTATGTCTGTCGAAAAAGACGGATTTGGAGCAGTTACAAAGTATCACGTTTTGGATAAACACCCAGGAGACAGGTGGGACGGCAGAGTAATCAACGGACCGCGCCAGACTCTCGATGCCAGTGAAGTGATTCACGCATTCATCAAACATGAGTTTTCGCAATCTCAAGGATTGCCTTGGTTGAGTAACTGCCTGACTAGGCTGCGTATGCTTCACGGCTACGAGGAGGCTGAACTGATTGCGGCTCGCGCCCATGCAAGCAAGTTAGGGTTTTTCGTTTCTGATTTTGACTCTCCCGCTGGCGGATACCAAGGCGAGGGAAAAGACAATTTCGGGAATATCAAAATGGACGGCAGCCCGGGAAGCTTTGAAAATCTGCCTCCCGGCGTCAGGCCAGAGCTACTTGATCCAACCCATCCAAACCAAAACCTACCAGGATTCCGCAAAGCAATGTTGCAAGCGGTCGCAGCAGGACTCACAATCTCATACCCGCAACTCGGCTCTGACCTGGAAGGCGTGAATTACAGCTCGATTCGCCAAGGCACATTGAGCGAGCGCGATATGTGGAAATTGGTGCAGAAATGGTATATCGACGAGGTAAAAACTCCGATCTTTGAGCAGTGGCTCGAGATGGCGATCATGTCAGGCGAATTGGCTTATGATATCTCTGATTTTGACCGATTGGCACATCCTGAGTTCCAAGGGCGACGGTGGGAGTGGATCGACCCAGACAAGGATGCCCGGGCAGAGGATCGCAGGCTCAAAAACAGACTGACATCTCACCAGAGGCTCGCACGTAGCAAAGGAGAGGACATCGAGGAGATATTTGACGAGATCGAGGCTGACTCGGCATCTGCTGAAAGTAGGCAAATAGATATGTTTTTGGACATACCAGACGTTCAGCCAGCACCTGACGAACTAGGCTAATTTGCCTTATCGTTTTTATGTGTTTTGTTTTTAATGTGAAGACGCAGCAGAAACAGACATGGTATAACCTTTCGCAAGAAGGTTCAGTAGCCGATATATCCATACACGACGAAATCGGTGGATTTGGAGTATCGGGCAGTAGCTTCCTCGCAGAGATGCAGGCGATGGAAGGAGTAGACGAAATAAATCTTTCCATACACTCTCCCGGCGGCGACGTGCTGGAAGGATGGGCGATCTACAACGCTATAAAAAACTTTGAAGGCATCGTTTCCGCAAAGGTAGAAGGATTCGCTGGCAGCATGGCGTCAGTGATTCTGATGGCAGCCGACGAAATCGTTATGCCATCAAACAGCTATTTGATGATCCACAATCCGTATGTAGGACTTGTCGGCGATTCGCAAGCACTTGGAGATGCCGCAGCTACACTGGAGAAGATTCAAAACAGCATTGTTTCGGTATACGTCGAGCGGACCGGACTAACACGCGAGCAGGTCCAAGATTTGATGGATCGCGAAACATTTATGGATGGAAACGAGGCTGTCGATCTCGGTTTTGCAGATCGAGTCGAGGAAAGTTTCAAGGCGGCAGCATTCAAGGAGTCATGGGCGAACAGCATTACAAAAGATTTACCAAAAGGGTTGGTTTTCGGGGAAATTTCCGGACAGCCCGAAACAAAACCAACAAACCACAACGAACTACCTCACAACATGAGCGAAGAAGTAAAGCCGGAGGCTCCGGCTATCAATATCAAGGACATCCGCGACGAAGAGCGTCACCGCATCGGAGAAATTTCCGCTATCGGGCAGCGTTTCAAAGTCGACGAGAAGGAAATCAACTCTGCAATCGACAGCGGCAAAGCTACTGACGAGTTTCGTGCCGAGGTGATGAACAATTTCGACCCAAGCAATTTTGCAGCAGGCGGATCCAATGAGTCTGTCTACGTCGGCGAAAAAGAAGTTCAGAGCTATTCTGTTCTGAAAGCAGTCAACGAGCATATCAACGGCGGATTGACCGGCCTGGAGCGCGAGGTTCAAGACGAGCTTTCTCAGCGTTTCCGCGCAGCATCCGGCGACACTCCAAAGGGCATTCTCATTCCCGGCGAAGTTTCTCACGGAGTAAAGAACGCAGCAACAGTTGGAACTACCACTTCCGGTGGTCACACCGTAGCAACGGAATTACAGCCTGTCGTCGACTATTTCGAGGACTACTCGCTTCTTCCACAGCTCGGAGCAACGATTTTCCGCGATGCCACCGGCAATCTTAGTTTTCCAACGGCTACAAGCGGATATACCGGTAGCTGGGACGCGGAAACTGACACGATTGCAAACGCCGACGCCGTTTTCAGCAACTTCACGATGAGTCCCAAGCGAGTCGGTGCAGGAACTAGCGTTTCTCTCCAACTGCTCCAGCAGTCATCTGTTGATTTCGAAGGCTGGATTCGATCCAAGCTCGGACAAGGCATCTCGATTGCCATTGACCGTGGAGCATTCACCGGAGCAGGCGGAGATGCCCCAACCGGCATCCTCTCGGCATCTGGAACGACCGCTTACACTTGGCAGGTCGGCAACTCTGCCCACCAAAACGTAATCGACCAGTGGAAGGAACTCCGCGATTCTAAAGCTCCGCTCACATCGGCCAAGTGGCTTTCTGAGCCAGGCGTTACTGCTGATTGGATGGCGACTCCAAAAGAGTCCGGCCAGGCCAGCTACGTCATCGACGAGAATCCAAACGGAACTCAGCGCGCACTCGGTTACGAGTACTACGACCACACCGACATTACCGCCAACAAGGTAATCTTCGGAGAGTTCAGCTATCTCCTCGTTTGCCTTTGGGGAGGAATCGACCTCGTTGTTGATCCTTACAGCAGCAAGAACTCGGGAACGGTTGAACTGTTCGCGAACGCATTCGCTGACGCAGCACTTGAGCAGCCTTCCGCCTTCGTTATCGGAGACAACGGAACCACTCACGCATAATTGACCAGATAGCCCGGGGGAAATTCCTCCGGGCTATCACATCCCGCTGATGAGATGAAAATTTACTTTTCAAAACCGAACGTGAACTACAAGGGCGAGCCTCAACCGGTGGGAACCGTTCTTGATGTCGACAACGCACAACACCAGGCAGCTTTGTTGTCAGGCGGCTGCAAGATTTACGATCCAGAGATTCACAAAATCAAAAAGCCAGCACCAGTCAAGGCCAAAAAGGTAAAGACCGATGAGGGCTAGACCGTCATATATCGCACCCTGCCCGGGGCCAAAAGAGAGTGGAAAAAACCACTCGATGCTTCACGCACTGAGGACTGGCGCAGGCTTGGCATTTGATACGGTTACGAGTCTTGAGCGAGACGTAAAGGCGTGGAGATCATTGCCCGAAACCGACAGAGATTCAGCGGCGAAAGCTGCCGGAATCGACGCGGAGAATCTCGAAATGGCGATTGATTCAATGGCGGCAGCACTTCCTCAAGCGCAGCAGCCAAAGACAAAGAAAACAAGCAAAGCAAAGGACTAATTTTTCCACAGAGCGGATAATTCCGCTCAGTGTCCCATCCATCCGCGCAAGGGCGGCGGAGTAATCCGCCGCCCTTTTTTCATTATGGCAAACAATCTGACAGCAGACCACACCCTAGCGTTCGACGAGGCGTATTCGCTCTCCGGGGCATACGTCACGATTGAGGGCGAGAGCATCCGCGCAATTATTCCGTTTGAACTGTCAGAAGCTCAGTCATTCGGAGATATGGGAGAAATGGAATTTACCGGCGAGACGAACATAACCGTTTTGGCTGACGATCTTCCAACTATCGACGCAGAAAGCACTGTTTCGCTTGGAGGAGCAGAATACAGAATAACAAACCTCTCACAAGAGGGGACTGTCGCAATCCGTCTCGCTATAGAAAAACCGTAATGGCTGACCCACTAGCAAAACGAGTCGAGACAGTCATCGTCGGACTGATTGAGGCGCAACTATCTTCCGCCCAGGTCGTTCAATTTGGCGACATTGAGCGAGCAGGAAAAACATACGTCGCGGTCAGTTGCAGCCAAAACGGGGAAGACCCGGCAGGCGCGGGTATTTTCAACCTATCGCTAGAGATCATGGCACACGGGCAGCACTCGCAGGACGACATCGCTACACTTGAGGCAATCTTTGATAATTGCTACGAATTTTCCAACGCGGTCAGAGTTGCAGCCAGTGGTTCCTTCGTCGTGCCACAGGGCAAGGCTATAGACGTTGATGGATCATCCAAGACCGGCGACGCACTAGATACAGAGTATCGCTACACTTTTTCAATTTACGCGCAGACGCAGGAAATATCTGACTCTGCATAACAACAACAAATATCATGGCAACACCATCCTACATTCAAGCCGGCGGACACGTCAGAGGAATTACCTCTGCGGAGTCTGGAATCAACATCTCAAGTTTCAGCGAGAGTTTCAGCAACGAGAAAGCACTCATTCTCGACCGATTCGGAGGAACTACCGGATTCGCTACAGACTTCGATCCGCAAAGCACAGTTTCCATCGAAGGCGAAGTAACTACCGCTCTCGATTCAGTTATGTCTGCCGCATTTGCGACAGCTCTGACTATTGCAAACAGCACCGACGCATACGACTCGACTTCGGGCGACTACTTTTTGGAGTCCATCGAGCTGTCAGCAAGCCGCGACGCATTCCAGACGGCATCTATCGAAGCCGTTCGCTACAATGGCGTAACAGCAGCGTAATGGATGGGATGGGACACAACGTGGAATAAACAATGGATGTAGGGATTGGATTCAGAGCAGTTAGCGGCGACAAGGACGACCGGATCGGATTCGCTGCGGCGGCGGTATCAGTAGGTTTTGACTTGGTGGAAGAAACGCCGGGAGTTTCGAACGTCTATTCTGAGGAAAACAAATACGAGCCGGACAAACCTGGCGATATTAAATACTTTCTGCCGCTTTCAAAAGGCGCAATCGAAGTGTCTGATTTGGCAAAAGTATGGATTGATCCATCGGCGGCACTTAACGACGCGGAATCATTGCCTGCCAGAATAAACTCAGCAGCAAACGCGCAAGAACTAGCGGCTTTATGCGTTGAATTTGATTCGATTTACATCAAAGCGGCATTCGCCCACATGCGGCTATTCTCTTTGAATAGGATCAAGCTACCCGGTCACACATCCGACGAGGACAACGCCTCTGCATATCTCGATTTGTTCGCTCGAAAGTTGGAGGACGCGCACGATAAAACTAGCAGAACGAAGCTGGCAAAGTCACTCGCTGCGAATTGGAAACCGGCAATGCTTAGCTGGCTAAGAGCATACCGCTCTAATTTTCTGGAGCTTGCGAATTTGTGGAAGGAAGTTCCAAAGAGTTTGAAAATCAAGAGAGGTAACGGCCTGCCT